GGTCAGGGCACGTTGAGACAGAGAGCATGCAGCATTGATGAGGGCAGGGGGAAGACCCTTAAGGAAAGATCGCCCGGTGTTGCCACGAGGCCATTGAGTACCTTGCAGGCGATACATCTGATAGCCCTTAAAGGTATAGCGAGAGTCGAGGTAGCTGGTTGCTTTGACAATTGCCGCCTCGAGCTGGGGATCGGTATAAGTCGCCAGGTCAAGGCCACGGTCAGTCCAATAGGCACGAACCTGCTCGACTGTCACATATGCATTGGCGCCTTCAACGGTGCCATCTTCATTCTGTACTGTAAAGGCCATGACCTGGGTCTCCTATAAGTTACTGCTTAGCCGAACGGGCTTTGGCACGAGTGTAGCCATCAGCCAGGGTTTCCACATCGTCGCGGCTCGGCTTCTTGCCAGTCAGAGTTGCCAGGAAATCGAGAGATGGCAAGTTGTTGGAAGTCCAATGCTCGTCGTTCTCCGGATCGAGAGCGCCAATAGCTTCGGCCAGGCTCAGTTTAACCTGAGTCTGTTGTTCCGGTTTGGTTTCGGTAGCGCCTGACTGCGATGCTTCAGCATTCGGCTTATCGGATTCATCCGAGCCACCCAGAGCTTTCTCGAAGTCGTCTTCATCAGCTTTCGCCGCTTCGACTTTAGCCACTTCTTCAGCTTTCATGGCTTCAGCCTTTTTGGCTTCAGCTGCAGCAAGCTCTTCGTCGGTAGGACCAGTATCATCATCATCATCCTGGTCTTTTGCTTTCGGCAGACGATCAGCAGGGAAAGCTCCATAGAAGCTGAAGACGTTCCCGAGAACAGCCGCTTGAGCGACGGAGCCGTAGAAGGTATATTCGCCCTTCTCGAACTGATGGCCATTGATATCCATCGTTTTACCGGCATGAGGACCAGTAAGCACGAACTTGGTTGCGGAACTCGACATGATGTCTCTCCTTTAGAGGCATAAAGTAAAAAGCCCGCCCAGGCTGGGCCTAAGCGGGCTTTCATTGTGGCACGTAGCTCTTAGCTGATAACACCAGTCAGAGCGGCCAGGCCTTTTTCGCTGAACAGCGCCAAACCACTGTACCATACGATACGAGTGATCGACTCGTCCATGTCCTCTTTCTCACCGACTTCCTTGATGTTGATACCCGCCATGTTCTGCGCGGTCAGACCGGCAATACCGTGGGAACGGGAACCATCGTCGAAGTTGCCTGCGAAGATGGTAGTCGCGTTGGTAGCGGTACCTTTCACCTGGTTGGTGGGGATCCAGTCGTTGCGGAAAATCGGGATGCCCCGATAAGCCGGAACTTCACGGCCGGAAGCCAGTTTCACGACGTCGCCAATGGACGCACCACCCAGTTGACGGAGGATCGACAGATACTTCCGGCGAGTACGGGCAGGCATCATCAGGAAGTCAACCTGACCATCCTTGTCGGTCACCATGTCGATCAGCGCATCGAGGTCTTCCAGGGTGAGCTCAGCACCGTTGGCAGAACCATTGTTCGCTTCGATCTTCTGGCTGGACGCACAAAGCGCCAACAGGCCGGACATGTTGTTGCCAGTACCGTCGCCGTTAATCATCTGGTCCTGGAACTTACGACCGCAGCTCTTGGCTTTGGAAGCGATCTGGATCGCCTTCTGATCGTTGCCATCGCCGGAGCGAGTAGCTTGGATCAGACCGTTGACTTCCGCGTCACCGATGATGGTGGTCAGGGTGCTGGTAACCTGGGTGAAGGTCGCAGCAGCTTTCGCGGTGATGGTGGAACCGACGCCAGCCATTTGAACGTCGCCAAGGACGTTTTCACGGTTATAGGCGAGGGCGTTACCGTCGATGCCGTCGAACGGGAGGACGTCGAACATCTCGTTGACGGTGATGACGTTTTCGATGACACCAGCGACCAAGTCGTCCTGTGCCAGTTTTGCCGATTCGGCGAGAGTTACGGAAGCCATGATGGACTCTCCTAACGGAATGAATGAAATACCTGGGTCATGGGGTGTAGGATCGCCCTACGATCTTCAGCCCCTTGTCTCAGGCATCACGCCTCCGACAGGGCCAGCTTATGCGGCCACCGTGGTCAACGGAGACACGCAATGCGCTATGGGTGAGGAGTTTGCCGTGGTGGCTTGGCGATGTAACCCCGCAAACCGTTGAAAGAGTAAAAACGAGCAAAAGTCCGTAGATTTATTGGGTCCGGACCCAGTAAAGCCAACTCGGACCTAGCCGGAGCCTAGTGCCGCAAGGCTTTCGGGCGTTTGGTCCGAGAGTCCGAGCTTTTTGGCAAGTTCGGCAATATTTTTTTGTAGTGTGATGTTATACGTCGTATTCCTATACGCTACATTTTTCTGCGGTCAACTTGCCAAAAAGCACGGACCATTCGGACCCAGTTATGCAAAATCGTCTGTAAGCCTTGGTACGACTGACTTCATCTAAGTCCATGTTTATTTATTTTCTACGGACCAAAGAATAAAAAACTAAGACCCAGTCGGACCAAAAACAGACCTTCCCCTTATAAAATCCCCTTAAAAATGAATTTCAGGTGACAGCTTTTCAATTTCGGATCGTTTTTGAGGGGCTCAGCTATAGATGGCCCTCTATTGCTCACGGACCGAAAAGCAAAAACACGGACGCGACTATATAGGGCAAAAATTTTCGCTCAGGCAAAGCGGTGGCCGTTTCGGTGGGCAAATAATGGTTTCGATCGAGGGAGGAGGGGCCTATCATTGCTCCTACAAACCACTCCTATAGAGGAACGCGACATGTACTGGACACCTTACCAAGTGGAACAATGCCTCACTCGTGCTATTAAGCGTGGCTGGTCCTCAGATTCTTATCGCAATTCTGGGGTAACCTTCAAATTTATGGCTGAGCCACCTCGTCACGGCTTTGCCTGGAGCGTCCAGGAGCGAGCCGATCTACTGGCAGAAGCCAAGCGCTGCACGAGTATTCCAGACCTCGCTCAGCGTCACGGTCGGAGCGAAGAAGCAATCGTTCAACAGCTGGCTCGTCTTATCGAAGAAGACGACCTGAGCCAAGCCGAGCAAGCCGAACGTGCAGCTCAAGAGCGAGCCGAGTTGCTCCGCCAAGCCAATCAGCGCGCAATCAACCTGCAGGACAATACGGCTCTTCTCTGCAAGGAAGATCGACGTCTCCGCCGTTTGAAGGGTGTTCGGGATATCGGCCAAGTCTATATGTATGGCCTCAACAAGCATATGAAGGCCGATCTGACAATGCTGGTTGCTCGTGGCCTCCTTCAGTTCGAGCGTACTTTGGCTCCAGAAGGCTTTATCGAAGTCTTCACCATCACTGAAGAAGGTAAGCAGTTTGTCGATATGTATGAGCAGCTGAAAACAGGAGAATAAGCTATGAGCGACTGCTTTGACCATGAAGCGGATGCCTGGGATGACATCTGCTTCAATGAAGAACGATATATGGACGATGATGCTGAGTTTGATGGCTACTTCGGTCCCAAGCGTCGAAGCAGTCGTCGTTCTGGCTATCGTCCAACTCCATTCCACTCTGACCCGTTGTATTACCATACTCGGGTGAAGTTTGCCAGCATCAAGGCTGAGACAGATAAAGCCTATCTGTTTGAGCTATCGAAAACCGAGGGGGTGCCGAAGTGGGTACCGAAATCATGCTGTCGTCGCCTCGAGAAAGAGCGGGACGGTAGCGGCCAGGTCTACATTTGGAGACCTGCAACATTCGGCCTATATGGCTTTGATTGAGGACAAGAAAATGCCTGAAGACATGATTCTGTTTTACGGGGGAGTGTTCTCCCAATGGTATCCGGCTCGCTTCGTTGTGGATGGGGTGGCGTATAACTGTGCTGAGCAGTACATGATGGCCAAGAAGGCTCAGCTATTCCAGGACTATGAAGCCGTGAAGAAGATCATGGCCTCACGGAATCCGGCCACCCAAAAGGCTCTCGGTCGGAAAGTTGCCGGCTTCAAGCGAGAAGTCTGGGATACAGTATCTCGTGACGTGGTATTGAGGGCAAGCCTTGCCAAGTTCTCTCAGAATCACAAACTTCTGGCGTATATACTCGGCACGGGTGAGGATATCCTTGTGGAAGCCAGCCCAACCGACACCATTTGGGGTATTGGCCTGGATGAGCTCGATCCAGATGCTCTTGATCCGGCAAAATGGCAAGGCACCAACTGGCTCGGCGAAGTTCTCATGGAAACTCGGTCAGCTTTACGGGATGCCGCTAAGACCAACTGGGTACTGTAAATAAAAAGGGGAGCCCGAAAGCTCCCCTTTGTTTTGCCTGCTATTTAGCGGCGCTTGGCAAGACCAGCTGCAATCCGCTGAGTGGGAGTCATCTCCTGGTTCTGCGGAGCAGGACGACGTTGACCAGTGCCTGGAGCTACACCCGAGCCGCTCGGCGCTTCGCTCTCAAAGGCACGACCGAATACCGGGCTCGCCTTCATCTCCTTCACCAGGTCTTCGACAGTCATGAAGCCACCCGAGGCATTGCCACGAGGGTCACCCGACTCGTCGATTACGCGAACCACATACTCGTTGCCTTCCTTGACAACCTTGGTACGGGCCTGGATGTGGGGAAGCAAAAGATCAGGCACGCCTTTAGCTGCTGCGATCGATTGAACAGCAGCAGTGGTGACCAGATATTTTTCGAGCGTCTTGCTCATTGTCTGGATTTCACCGTCCTTGGCCTGGAGCTGACTGCGGAAGCCATTTTCCAGGGTCTGTTTCATCTTGTCCCAGTTGACCTTGCCGTCCTTCGACTCGGAGAGGACTTTCTCCACTGCGGCACGCAGGTTTTCAGGAGCGATAGCATCGTCGCCTTCCAGGCCCAGAACTTCGGCAACTTGCTTGTAGCCAGAAACATCGGGACGGCTCTTGCGAGCTTCATCAGCATCACGACGAGCCGCTTTGAGGGAGCGGTTCAGACCGTCAATTGCCGAGGCGGTTGGCTTGAAGTTCTCGTTCAGCTGAAAACCGCCTTCACCTTCCGCATAGAAGCCACGGAACTGCTCAGGCACTTTGTCCAGCGAATCGATAACTTCATTCTTTTGGAATTCGAATTCCATGTTTCACTCCTTTACGCATCACGCGTCGTTGGTTTGGGCATCACGCCCGGTTTGGTCAATCAGTGAGCACAATATCGCTGGCCGAACTGGATTGCGAGCCAGCATTACTCTTCAGGCAGTTCAGCCCCAATATAATTGCCAGCCACATCATACCAGCCTTCTCGGGTGATGGGCTTACCGGCAAGAGCCTCAAGATCGGCCAGCTCGAGTTCGCCACGAGCGGTGGAGCCATCTTTCCAGATGACCCGGCTATATACTCGGCCGAATAGTACCTGGTATTGGACAGTCGGAATTGCGTCCAGGTCGTCCGATACGCCTGGAGCAAAAGCGGTCTTCTCTTCCCAGTTGGGGCCTGGTTCAAATTCATAAGCCATCTTAAATCTCCGTTGCTTCGATGATGTACCTTTCACCTTCCTGGGTCACATTATCGATGCGGAACTTGGTGCCAGGCATAAACAATACTTCTCGTTCGCCTGGGTAGTTTGAGAAGAAAGAGACATCGACCCCAGTCTTCCCCTGGATTTTCATATATACGTTCCCACTAAAAGCCGCATTACTGCCAGCTGAAGTAGAGACAAAGGCATGATCCTCAACAATGGCCCCTTTACGATAAGTGGCCAGCATATTCTGTAGTGCTGAGTCATTGAGGCCCATACCTCGAGAACTCAACCCCTGGAACTTTGGCATCTTCATCATACCATGTTGCGCGGTCTCAACGAACGCCTGTAAGCGGTAATCGCTGGCGTATTTATTCGAACGCAATGCGTTGTTGAGGCTACTGAAAGCCGAGCCAGTATAGGTCTTGATTGCCGAGACTTCTTCCAGAGTGACTTCCTCTAACCCGAGCTTCTTCTGGATGGCATTGACTTTACCATGTGCTCCAGGGGACATGCCTCCGCCAAAGGAGGAGATACTCGCAGCACGTTGTTCCTTAGTGAATCGCGGTGGAGGAGGCAGACCTTCACTCGGCTTGGATGCTGGACGAGACGGTGTGAAGTCCATCTTCGCAGCATTCATCTGGGTCTCTTGCCACGAGGAGACTTTAGCTTGAGCCTTGGCTGTAGCAGCTTTTGCAGCTTCCGCGGTTGGCTTGGCAAAGGTGGAATTCAGGTAAGGCTTGCCAACCGCCTTGCCTGTCGCCACTTCGTATTTTGCCAGGTCAAGCAAGTCGGATGCTCCTGGCTCTTGAATCGAGCCGAAGACATTTTTCATTGCAGCATAGGCATCATCTTTCGATCCACCAGCAGCAAGGACTTGCTTTACATTATTCAAGGCTTTGGAGGCGAGAGGGCCCAGTTGCTGGCCTGCCAGTTTAGGCATCACCTTCGGACCGGTCACTGCCGCTTTAGTTGCAACCTTGCTGGCAAGAGATTCCGCTGCAGCATAGGCTTGAGGGTTTGCCTTTTTCCAAAGGGTTTTCCAGGTGGCGATGTTAGCAGTCTTGATACCCTCAGCATTCAGCGGAAATTGCTTGACCAGGACTTCGGCCAGCTCGCTGTTCTTGAGGAGACCGCTTTCCATCAGCTTGATAGCCTCAGCCTTCAATTTAGCTGGCGTCACAGGTACGGTATAAGGTGCCGTCTTCGTGACAGCTGGTTTGGCAACTTCTACTGCGGGAGAGCTCGGCATCGGAGTAGCAGGGTTTGGAGTCACCTTAGTAGGGGTGACCACTTGCCCAGCCGCTTTGTTCGGCAGTAGCCCGGCTTTCTTCAGCTCGGACTTATAGCTCTTGATCGAGGCGATCTTGGTCTTGGCGTTAGGGAACTCTGCCAGGACGGCTTTGAGCACATCGTCATCAGGCATGCCTTGCTGGAGCAAAGCCTTAGAGAGCGATCCGACTGAGGTGTGCTTGCCCGCCACTTCGAAGGGCAAAGTTGGTCCACCCTTGGCAACAGCTACCGCCGGAGACGGGGCTGGAAACTTGGCAGCAATAGCTTGCTTCGCCTTCTCAATGATGGAAGCAAAGGTCTTATTGAAGTCCAGAGCACTGAGGCCTTGAGACGTGATTGCAGACGGGCTGATCGCCTGGCTATATACCTCTGCCACGAGTTCGTCTGTGTTGCTCAGATAGTACGAATAGAGCTTCTTGGCATCCGGGCTCAAACCGGCCGAAAGAGCCTTAATCGATGCCTGGGTTTCGCCTGGTAGTAGCAGGTCGTGCTGTTTGTGGAGCAGGTGGCCGAGCTCATGGGATACGACTTGCTTGGCCTGCCCTACGGAAAGCTTGGACAGCTTGTTGCCACTCAGCGTCACGCCTTTACCAGCTTGATAGTAGCCATAAGCGCCAGGAGCTCCCTGGAGGTCATCAACTACTGTCGCCCATTGCCCGCCCAGAGCTTGTTTCAGATTGCCAGGCAGGGAGTTCTCGAGGTCTTCAAGAACGGCAAGGGTATTCTTGACCTGGGTTTTAGCGGGCAAATCGACCTTATCCGACAAGGACCCCAATGCTCCGGCTTTTTTCAGTTCGGACTTATATGATGCGATCGATGCAGCTGACGTATTGGCGTCAGGGAATTCTGCCTTGATCTTCGAGAGCACCTGATCCGGCTCATACCCCATCTGGAGGTAGGCTTTGGCTTTGAGTCCGACGC